TGTCTCTCTGACAGTTTTAATTGGAAGCAGTCGTCTATAGCGTGTATACATTCATGTAACAATGTATCTGCCTCCGCTAAGGGGTGCTGACCAGACTTTATTTTAATTGCATAATCGTCATAGTTGTACTCTCCCAGTTGTTCTGGGAATACATCTACAACCTTAATCGGCACTTCTCTGCCAATAATACTTAGAGAAGTTGGTAGCATTATATGTCTTGCCTCTTGTCATACCACAAATATCAACATCAGTCAATACTACATTAAGGCACATTCAGCTCTTCGTCTTTTGTCAAGACCAGCTAACACCCTGCCACCGCCCTTGTTCCACTTGAGAAGTTCTTCTTTAGCCCCTTCCCAATCCTCTGCCACCACTTTGCGTCTAAGCGTAGAAGACTGTAGTCTTCCCACACCTAGATTATAACAAAAGTCTACAATGGCATTTAATCTTTTCTCATGTGCTGCTAGATTGGGACACAACCTAAGAGCACCGGGAAGATATGTATGATGAAGCTCAATCATTAATAAGTCATGAGCTTCTTTCTCGCTCATGGGTGGATCAGTTAAGACCACCTTGCGTCCATCACCATAGTATGTACTGCCAAAGCCAATAGTGGCTACGTTGGCAGGACATAAGTAGGGCTTGCTTCTAAAGCCCTCAAACTTCTTGCAGAGTTCTGCTGCAATATCTAAGTTCATAATCCACGCTTGGACAGTGTACGATCAAGGAACCAATAGTTAATTGTTCCTGACAACAGAGCTGAGAAGTCTGGTGTCATCATAGTCTTAAACACTTCAACGGCTGGAGCACCTGCAAGCCATGCATTCCATGCAAACCAGACATGGATAAAGCTCCAAACAAACAGCACCCAGTAGGTAACAACTGGCCTGACAGATGCGGATAAAGATGCAACCCACCCACCAGCAGCTTTAACCATCGTTGCTTGCTGTTCAATGGCTGATTGAAAGGCTCCCATGACACCTACGTCTACAGCAGCTTCTCTTTGTGCGCCTATTTCTGCGAGTTTCTGTGCGCCTCTTTGCTGCTCCAAATCGCATTGAAACTTAAACATGTTAAGCTCATGACTGCGTTCATTCTTCTTATCCATCCATTTCAATACTTCAGGAGCAAGACGGAAGACACCACCAAAGATAGATCCTAATATACCACCAGAAAGAATATCAAGCATTAGTCGCCCCTTTTACAATGTTTATCATCATCATGAGATAGTTTTACACCAGCTAATAGGCCAATAAAGCCACCAATAATAGTTTGAAATGCCGGAGATATTAGTTTAAATATCTCTGCATTATCTACTTCTTTTGCCCATAAGCCTAATACAAATGCAGACACCATAGCCAACACAGAAATACATAATGTAAAGCTAACCATGAATGTTACATAGAATGTCAATTTACTTTTTATATCTTCCATTTAAGTCTCCTACACATATACATCTAGTTTACGGTTTGTAAATATCTCAAGACTTAGTTGATTGCGTTCTGCTTTCTTCACATACAACTCAAACTCAAGATCGTCAATTTTGTCTTTTACTTTATGCATCTTTAACGCTTGTGCATATTCTTCTTGTAAGCGTTCAGCCCTTCGCTCAAGCGCATCCGTCCTGTTTGGGTAGCCCTCTGGCTGCACCATTGGATACCACTTGTGAATTGGTGGAATCATTTCTTCTCCCGTTCAAGCGCATTCTTGTAGGCTCTAACTACCAAATGTCTTAATTCTGCGCTATCCGCACTACCACCCCATTCTGATAAGTTGTTCCAAATAACTACCATGTCTTTACTTGAACATAAGTTTTGATGGTTATTTAACCACATAGACATTTGTTGATGACGTTCTGAAGGGTTATGAATTTTGTAAGCTATACCATAAAACTCCCGAACACTGCACTTGTCTTCTGCTGCTGAAACAAGTAAGCTCACTATCAATAGTGCAGCTATTACCCATTTCATTATTGATGTAGTTTATTTTCTATAGCAAGCCAAATGGCTCCACAGAAAGCACCAATAATTAATATAGGTTTAACTGCTTTAGCAAGCCACTCAAGCACAATGAAAGCACCAGCGGCTGCATTGAATGCAGCAACCACAGTTTGTGTGTTCTTATCTAACTGATCCACCTTAGCTTCAACTTCGCATAGGCGTTCATAGATTTGAGCGTGGGTGACTTCGTCTTGCATGATTAAGCAGACCAAGGCAGGGCTGTATTTGCAGGGCTGACAGGCGGTGTAATCATGCTGTCAATTTGTCCTTGCACAGTAGCCTGTGAGCTTGTAATAGCTGACTCAGGAATCCAGCCAATAACGGTGGCTTCAGTCAGGCTGGCGTAGGGGATGAATGCACCCTCTTGGTCAGCAGAGTTAAACGTAGTGTTGCCACCGATAGAGGCAGTGTAAGTGCCGTCTACGCCTGTGACTTCCCACAAAGCATTGACCACATAGTTAGGGTCTGGCTGTTGGAGGGTGTACATAGCCGTGATACGGGTTGTAAAAGTTGTTGCCATGATTAGGCTCCTTGATTAAGCTGAGATTTGAGGCTATCCACTTCGGCTTTGAGTTCTTTAATGGCGTTAATTGCGTACCAAATTAGGTTATCAGTATCGACAGACATAACGCCTGTAGATTCGGTCTTTACGCACTCAGGCAATACAGCTTGCAATTCTTGAGCAATGACACCCAACTGAACGCCTGATCTAAGGACTGCATCGGCGGGTTTGAGTTCTGCATCAACTTCTTCAGGCAAGCGGTATTCAAAGTTACGCACTTGAATTTGGTTAAGTTTTTCTAAGCCAATGTTGTTGTCAACAATGTTTTTCTTTAGACGCTGGTCAGAAGTCGTTGACCATGAAGATGAGTTGTTGCCTTGGTAGACACCGCCACCACTAGGGGCAATAAACCCCGTACTAGAACCTTTACCAGTAGCACTTGGGCCAATGACGATTTCATGAGTATTTGATACGGCACTACCTCGTGCGGCGGCTCCAATATAAGTATTTTGAGTGCCTGTAGTCGTGCTGGTCGTGTTGTGACCCGCTTGCCACCCGATAAAGGTGTTGTAGTCACCAGTTGTTTGATAACCGCAGAATGCACCAAGATACGTGCCAAAACTTGAATTACTGGCTTCGCCAGCCCTGTCTCCTATTATTATGTTGTGTGTACCCGTTGTAAGGTTATACCCAGAATTACGCCCCATTGAAATATTTGAATTACCAGTTGTGCATTTGCCTAAAGCATTGTCACCAACTGCTGTGCAACCATTCTCATATAAATTAGTTGTGCTTGTATAACTTGCAAGTGCGCCGTTACCAATAGCTACGTTAGAAAAAGCACCATTTACCATGCTACCTAATGCGTTGACACCAATAGCCACGTTGTAGCTACTTGTAGTAAGTGCATCAGCGGCGTTATAGCCAATCGCAATGTTTTGTGTTCCTGAGGTTTGTGCTTTTAATGCGTTTATACTAATCGCAACACTGAGGTCACCCGAAGTGTTTGCATATAATGCTGAATGACCTACAGCCGTGTTGTTACTGGCGTTGTTTGTATAAAGTGCTTGATAACCTATAGCAGTATTATTGCCACCTGAGGTTTGTGTGTAAATTGCTTGATAACCTACAGCAACGTTTTGCTGTCCTGTGTTGTTGAAGTAACTAGCTTGATAACCAACGGCAGTATTGCCAGATGCAGAGGTGTTGCCACGAAGTGCTGAACGACCTATAGCTGTGTTGTAAGAGCCCGTGCTTGCAGTTGTGTTTGCATAAGCATCATCTCCCAATGCAGTGTTTTCAACGCCTGTTGTTACGCTTGTTGCCGAACCTGCCCCAACAAATGTATTACTGCTTCCAGTTGTTACAGCATAACCCGCTTGCAATCCAATAAAAGTTCCTCTTGTCGCAGTGTTTGTATATCCAGCCTGATAACCTACAGCAGTGTTGTTAGATGCTGTGTTAAGGCGTAAAGCACTAACACCCATGGCTGTATTGTATGAACCCGAAATATTAGTTATTAAAGTATTAAATCCCATGGCTGTGTTAGATGCGCCAATCGTGTTTGCATACAGAACGGCACTACCCATTGCCGTATTTTCTGCGCCACTTGTGTTTGCAGTTAAAGCACTCCAACCAAAAGCGGTTGTGCCTTGAGAGCCAGAGCCACTATTACTTGCGCCAGCCGCATATCCAATAGCAGTCAAATAAGGTGCTGCACCACTTGTTGTTTGACTGCCATACACAGTACCCAATGCAGTAGGCGTAGCGGCAGAAGCACCAGAAGCCGCAATCGTAATTGCTCCAGAACCGTTTGTAATGGTAATGTTTGAACCCGCTGTTAATGTTGTACGAGTAAAGCCTGTTCCATTACCAATATCCAAAGCACCATTGGCAGGGGTTGTTGTTAAACCTGTACCGCCATTGCCTATTGGAAGCGTTCCAGTTACGCCTGTAGATAAAGGAAGACCTGTCAAATTGGTTGCTGTACCGCTTGCAGGTGTACCTAATGGCCCACCAGTATCAAGCAGCCTGACCCACGCACTGCTGTGAGCAAAATACATTGCACCAGCCGCATGACTATGAGCAATAGCCCCGTGATAAGTTGCCGCAGAGGGGAAGTTAGCTACGTCAGCATAGTAAAAAGGGATCACAGACCCAACTGAGGGTGCAGTGATTGCACCTGTGCCTGAGACAGTTACTAAACTGTTCTTCACTAACTTACCTGTAGCACCATCAAATAAAGTGATTGCAGTATCTGTTGCAGAGGCTGGACCAACAACATCGCCTGTGCCAGAAGCCGCAATAGTTATTGAGCCACCACCATTCGTAATTGTTACGCCAGTACCCGCTGTTAAAGTTGTCTTAGTTAAGGTATTACCAGTGGTGTTACCAATAAGAAGTTGACCATTGGTGTAGGAGGTTTGACCTGTGCCGCCATTTGCTACAGCAAGAGTGCCAGCCAAGGTCACTGTTCCTGATGTAGTAACTGGCCCACCGCTTGTCGTTAGTCCTGTCGTGCCACCGCTTACATCAACGCTCGTAACTGTTCCCGAACCCGCTGGTGTAGACCAAACACCATCACCACGCCAAAACGTAGAAGCAGATGCAGAGGTTCCACCATTTAAATTAGTAACGGGTAGATTGCCTGTTACGCCTGTAGATAAAGGAAGTCCAGTGGCATTAGTTAAAACAGCACTTACTGGAGTACCAAGTGCAGGTGCTACTAAAGTTTTATTGCTAAGCGTAGTTGTGCTTGCTGCCGTAACAATATTAGTAGGTGTAATGATTCCAGAGAGTGCTACTGTTGCCATAATTAAGCTCCTTGTCGTGCGGCTTCAGCCGCAGCCTGTGCCGCCTGATAAGCAGCAATGCACTCCGCTGTCCAGACTGTATTGCAGATTGCAACGACATTTGCAGGAACGCCTGTTAGGTCTTGTGCGGGTGTAAGGCTTGAGCGATGGTAAGTCTTTGTGAGTTCTACGCCATCCTCCATGATGCGAGTAGCCTCACGATAAAGAACAGACCCATTCTCTTGAACAGTAATTTGGTCAATGACCACTTGTTTTGTTAAAGACATTTTAATTTCCTTTTAAGTTAAGTGTCCATCTAAGCCATCCGACTTAGACATCTGTTATGTAAGAAAGTGTGCCGCCAATTTCAAATGTTGATGTTGGCAAATTAGTTGCAACTAAATTAGTATTACCACCATTGTTGTCAATATTTAAATTTAAAACTGTACTGTTTGAAGAAACAAAACCACCAAGAGTTCCTGTTACTGAAACTAAAGCAGCAGTTCTCAATGATGGAGTTGGTCGATAACCACTAAATGACGCTGTGCTTGAAGATGCAAAAGGCAAACCCGTTAATGTTATGTCTCCACTTAATGTATTTCTTGTAGTAGCATATACCCAGAAATTAACAGTAACCATCTTTCCAACTTTTACATATATTCCATCTCTTGAGGTATAAGTTCCAGCACCACCGCCAGAACCAGTAAGTGTTGGAGTAAATATTCCTTCTTCATAATCGTCCAACGTATTAGCGTCTGTACTTGCTGCCTGTGTTGCAGGAAATTTAATGCCAGCCGAATCTGATGGAATACGCAATCGTTCTGTGGCATTGGTTGAAAAGATAATTGAATCGCCACTATTCATACCAAATAAATCTAAATCGCCATCCGCTTTTAAAGAGATTTTATTTGAGCTGTGAGCAATATAAAAAGAACCAGTAGACGCATCTGAAAAATGACCACTTACCTCCCCAGCAGCTGCAATAGTTATTGCGCCACGAACAGCAAACTTTCCATAAGTAACAGGTGAATTTGTCCCAATACCAACATTACCTGTGTTGTCAATCCGCATAGCCTCCGCACCACCTTCAGCAAAAGCAATGGTGTCAGCCGCAGGGAAGAATATACCTGTATTCGTGTCACCACTTGTTGTCAATGCGGGAAGTGCCGCAGTTCCAGCGGAGAATGTCGTAACACCTGTAGCAGCTAGTGTAGTAAACGCACCAGTATTAGCCGTAGTAGCACCTACAGTACCATTGATATTGATAGAGGCTGTACCAGTAAGATTAGTTACAGTACCACTTGCAGGAGTTCCCAATATAGGAGCAACAAGAGTTAATGCTGTGCCGTTAGTTGTAGCACCTGTAATACCACCAAATACACCCGCATTATTGTATTGAACTTGAGTTGTAGAACCACCCGGTGTTCCACCTCCAGATGCCGCAATGGTTTGGTTGGGCCATGTACCTGTAACAGTTATATTTGATCCCGCAACAATGCTAGGGGTTGCTGTTGCTGTGCCACCATTTGCTACGGGCAGTAAACCCGTCACGCCAGTTGTCAAAGGCAAACCCGTTAAGTTGGTTGCAACACCGCTTGCAGGAGTTCCTAAAACTGGTGCTGTTAATACTGGTGAGGTAAGCGTCTTGTTGGTAAGGGTCTGTGTTCCTGTTAACGTAACTGCTGTACCGCCATTACCACCAACCTGTGCAGCTACGTTCCATCCATAAGTTGCACCTGTATAAACAAGCGTAACAGTTGCACCTGTAATATCACAGACTAGCGTGTCACCAGCCGTGTTACCAGCAATCTTAATCAATGCTGTAGGGTCAATTGTTAAATTGTTTGTTCCCCATTGGCTAAACGAGTCAATCACAACAATAATATTACCTACTGATGGGCTTGTAGGTAAAGTAACTGTAAAAGCTCCACCTGTTGTATTTGTTAAAACACCATCATTATTTGCGGCTGTGTAGTTGGCTGTTTGGACTGCCGTGTAAGCAATACCGCCACCAGTAGGGGCTGCCCAAGCACCATCACCACGCCAAAAAGTTGATGCGCTTGCAGATGTTCCTGCATTTAAATTGGTTACTGGTAGATTACCTGTAACACCAGTAGTCAAAGGCAGACCAGTTGCATTGGTCAATGTGACAGATGTTGGTGTACCAAGAATAGGTGTAACCAAAGTAGGTGAAGTAGCAAATACAACAACACCCGTACCTGTCTCATCAGTCAAAGCAGAAAGCAAGTTTGCACTATTAGGAGTAGCTAAGAAAGTAGCAACGCCAGTTCCTAGACCAGACACGCCTGTTGAGATTGGAAGCCCTGTGGCGTTTGTTAAAGTTGCACTTGTTGGTGTACCAAGGATAGGAGTCACCAAGGTAGGAGATGTAGCAAATACTGCAGAGCCTGTTCCTGTTTCATCAGTCAAAGCAGCCAAAAGATTAGCAGAAGTAAATGAACCTAAAGACGCTGCATTGCCAACTGAAGTAATAGCACCAGTAAGGTTAGCGTTAGTAGTTACATTACCTGCTGTCAGACCAGCAGCAGTTCCTGTAATGTTAGTTCCTACCAAAGCAGATGGTGTTCCCAATGCAGGGGTAACCAATGTTGGACTAGTTGCAAAGACCAATGACCCTGTGCCTGTTTCATCAGTAACAGCAGAGATTAAGTTAGCAGATGATGGTGTACCCAAGAATGTTGCTACACCAGTACCAAGACCAGAAACGCCTGTAGAAATAGGAAGCCCTACGGCATTGGTCAAAGTCGCACTTGCTGGTATTCCAAGGATAGGGGTTACTAAGGTAGGGCTTGTTGCAAACACCAAAGCACCAGTTCCTGTTTCGTCAGTAACGGCAGAAATTAAGTTAGCAGATGATGGCGTACCCAAGAATGTTGCAACGCCAGTTCCTAAACCAGTCACACCCGTTGAGATTGGCAGACCCGTCAAGTTGGTTGCTACACCAGAAGCAGGTGTTCCCAATGCTGGAGTTACCAGTGTTGGCGAAGTGGCAAACACCAACGCACCAGTTCCTGTTTCGTCCGTAACAGCAGAAATCAAATTAGCACTATTTGGCGTAGCTAAAAAGATTGCTACGCCTGACCCAAGACCACTTACTCCTGTGCTGATAGGCAGACCAGTAGCATTTGTAAGCGTAACTGATGTTGGTGTTCCCAGCACAGCACCATTACCAAGCGTTGCAACACCCGTAACTGCTAAAGTGCTAGAAAGTGTTGCCGCACCAGAAGCCGATAGAGTTGTAAAAGCACCAGCAGCGGGGGTTGTTGCACCAATAGCTGTAGCATCAATAGTGCCTCCATTGATGTCAGCAGTGTCAGCAACTAAGCTGTCAATGTTAGCTGTGCCATCAATGTATAAGTCTTTAAATTCTAAGGAGCTTGTACCTAAGTCAATGTCGTTATCTGTCACTGGAACAATGACACCATCTTGGAAGCGTACCTGCTCAACAGTAGCAGCAGATACTTCAACAAACACACCATGACGATTGTTGGCTGTATCAGTGGCAATCTTATTTAATAAATCAGCGTCACCAACAACAGGAACAGGAGTTCCCTCAGCAGCAGTGCCATCATGCTTATGACCAGCAACAGCAGCAAAGGCATCACGCAGAGCATTAAGCTCATTATTAATTGGTGCTGCCCGTACAACTGCGGTAGGTACAATATCAGCAGCCGACTGTCTTACATAACCTGCCATTTAGTTTCCCCTTAGCGTCTGTCATTCATTGAATAATTCAAGACCAAGCCCTGAATTGTATGACTAGCATTCGTATCATTAGTCACATATTTGAAAGCAATGGAGAATCCAGAGCCTTCAATATTTACTTTCTCAACTGGTGATGGATTACCATCGTAAATTGCAGCAGCATCATAAACAGCTTCGTTATAATAAGCTGCTGCACCTGTTGTTGTCATTGTATAGTTAGCAGGATTAAACACATTTTGACTATCATCAAAGTCATAGCTAACACCTAGACTAATAGTAGAGCTTCCTTCACTACGCAAGAAGGTAGTAAAATTATAAAAGTTCTTTCTAATAGTAGGATCTTGGAAATAATAATAAGGTGTTTGATAGATACTTAAAATTGTAGAAGAATTAAAAGAACTACCTGTTTCTTGTTGATGTACCTTACCAGCAGCATCACCATGAATAACAACCTCATTTATTCCTATGTACCCACTGGAAGCGCAAGTAGCTGAAAAATCAAAGAGTTGACTAAACTCAAAAGCTACACCATTTTCACCAGCTCTCAGACCACCTAACAAACCAAAAGTTCCGTCTGATGGAAGAAACAACCTAAACTGTGACTTCTTACGAATAACTACAGAGCTTAATGTTTCTGGATCAATAGAACCAGCCACCATTTCTTGTAAGATTGCAGTAATTGTAAATTGAATTTGTTTTGAAATTGTTTCCAACTCAACATCATTAATTTTATTTGTACCTGATATTGGTCTAAACCCATCTGGCCCTAAGAATATTAAGCTACCACCAAGTTCTACCACACTATCAGGAACAACACAACCTAAATTTGTAGTCACTTCGCCAACCACAAAGTCAGCTATGTTAGTGCCTACCAAGCTCTTAATTGCATTCTTACCAAAGATGTACAGCGTATCTCTAAACTGTTTAATCTGAACAATCTCAAAGCCTACATTAATAACTGCAGCACCATTAGCTGGGTTAAAGTTTGTTTCTGCCAAAGGAGAAGAAACATATAAGTTATAAGGATCTGTTGTATCACCAGCTAAGAACAAGTGATTCTTAAAGGCAGCAGAAAACTTAGGACTATTAGGAGCATTGGCATCCGTAATTGGTGTATATGTAGTTCCATCATACACAGCCGCTGGATTGATTCCATCAGTTAATGCAAACTTAGAGGTGCTCCAATTAAATCTAGTAAACCTAACCTTCTTAACCCCCACCATCGTAACAGTTCCGGGAGTTGTAATTGCTACCCAAGTAGATGAAGAATTTACCCACCTATAAAAGTAGTCTGTACCAGAAGAAGGTTTGCGACAAGCAAAAATGCCATCATTCAAACCCTCGGCTACAAACACACCAAGAACACTACCTGTTCCTGTCACTGTTCCATAGCTATTAGCATATCCACTAATCCGTCTATATCCACCAGCAATGGCTGGCTCATAATTAATAAGCTGTGTGGCAGATCCGGGATACATCTCACCTTGAGATAGTACATCCCTATTGGTGTTCATTCCACCAATACAAGAAACCTTAAAGCCACTTATTCTGTCTGCCATTAAAACACTCTAGGATTAAAGGATGGCTTAACAATCATTGTTGAACGCATATACAAAGGCTCATCTAACAAAAGCCTACGCATTGTTCTAATACCTAGATCAAACTTCTCTTTATACATGGTTGCGCCTTGTTCATTAGATCTAAACATAAGCATATTAAACATAGCACCATCAAGCAACACACCATTAAACCTATCAGGAATAATAGCTACGTCTGTATCAGCAGACAGGGCAGCAGGAAAAGACCAATACTTATACTCAATTTCATAAGCCTGATCTGGTTTCGGAGTCACACCAAACTTAGACTCTTGTGTTTGATAAACAGCGACTGGAACACCACGGCCCCCAACACCTGTCATATCTTCATTGGGACGGTAATTATCTAAATGGTCTACATATGTCAAGACAGGTAGACGAGAAGGATCATTGTTTGCTGCTGTTAGCTGCTTAAGATAGAAACTTTCCCAATCAACACTAGACAAATCAGAAGGGAAGGAATATGTTCCCGTACCCGCTGTCATTGTTTGTGTATAAGTAGTAAGAGCAAAGGGCCATTCTTGAGCACCATGCATCAATTCTCTAATAGATGAATTGATAGCATTCTTGGCTAGAGCTTGAATGTTCCTAGCTCCAGCGAATTCGGTGGTGTCTAAAACAACCTCACCCATTCTTCGCAGCAATTCATTTGTTAAAGAAATAAATGTAGACATAATTTTTAAACAATAAAAGGGAGAGGCGGTTAAGCCCCTCCCTGCATCAACTAGCTATTAAGCCAGTTGCTCACGGTCTACAGTAGCAGGACCAACACGGTCTTGTGCGTCAACGATGACAGCAAAGACACGCACTGAGCCAGCACTCAATGTAGTGGTTTCAGTAACCAACAGCAAGTCCAATGTGTCAGCAGCTCCAGACACGATGGGATAGCCAGCAGCCGCTGGAGTTGCGTAGGTTCCGGCAGTAGCTGAGCTAGTCACTGCAAAAGCAGCAACATAAGCAGCAGCAGTAACGCCAGTAACACCCAAGCTAACTGTACAGCTACCAGTAGCAGCAGTGATCACTTCAAAACCAGCAGCCAACACAATAGATTGTGCGGGAATCTGGAGAGCTTCAATCACATCAGCAGCAGCGAGAACGCTACCTTTGGCTGTAGCAGCAGCAGCCCAGCTAATAGTGTTTTCAACAACATAAGGCATGTTGCGAAGACTACGGCTAGGTTGTGTACCTGCACCAACAGCGTTTGAGAGAGTAGTAATAGTTGCCATTTAGTTTCTCCTTAAGCAGCGTTGTATTTAGCAGTGAC